TTCTAAATACGAATCAATTGTATTATCAATAATTCTATTCATATTATTAAATAATCTAACTTCATTATTTATAGAATTGTTTTCAATTTCATTACCAGTATACCGGTAGATACTTAATATTAAATCCAAAGGATTATTATGTGACATTTATTTAATTGTATTATAATTAAATAATTAAATCAATTTTAACGATTAAAACATTGGATTATGATTCCATCCTCATGGTATACCTTTATTTTCATAAAGGGTTAGACTGTATCTTAAGCTAACTCGTGTTGATTAGACACTCATTGTTAACCGATGCCCGTGCGGTCGTTGAGGGAATACCGTGTCCTATCTAATTGGATCTTGTCCTATCTAATCGGATTTAGGTATTTTACCCGCGGATTACCCAATCTTTGACGTTATTACGATGCCCGAGGTCATTACCCTGGGTTATACATTTTTTTTCAAAAATGAGGTCGTAGTCAAAGCTTAAGGGAGTTCCCGTCATTGTAAGACATCTTGCCATATAACATAACATAGTTATATGACTAGGTGGTAACACTGTTTATCCTCATTAAAAAGAGGCAGCCACCTGTTAGAACCAGAATGTTTAGTTCTTCAAAACAACTTTTTGCAACATCATCGTGAAATGATTTTCTATCTATAGTTTTTAACATTGTAAAATCTTCTTTTTTACATATATGTTTATATCTTATTAACAACTGATATAATACATATTGTGTATTTATAAAATTCTTTCTATCAAACCCCGCTTTGTTTTTGAATTTTTTATCATATAAATCTGCTAATATATCAAAATCATTTAATAAACTATCCTGTAAGTGTGAAATATCATCTGGTTTTTTACAAGTCAGTTGATAATGAATTAAATTAACATTTTCATAATGTTTAGTGTATTCCAATTCTTTAAGAAAAATATGTATATGTTCTTTTGTTATATTTTTAAAACGAACTTCCTTTTCAGTATTCTCGTCTCCAACTAATAAATGATGTTTTTGTAATTGATCTATTAATTTAATATACACTTGAGGATCAATACTACTATTTTGTTTTCCTTGATATTGATTTATACAATCACGAAAGTGAATTTTACGATCATATGTATATTTAGCAGAAATATTAATACGATCAGTATCTTTGTAATTAGAAGTATGTAAGAAAATTTCTTGCTGTGATCCACATACTAAACAAATGTATATACTTTCATCTAATATATCAAAATTTTTTTTATTTACACAATTGTTACAAATAATATTTGAATCTTTTGTTGGAATTTCTATATTTACATCTGAATATTTTTGAGCTATATATAAATATTTAGATATAACATCATTTTTTTCTTTGTTGTCTATATTTGAACGCCCTATAAATGTTAATTTTACAGGTGTTTGCAAAATTTGTTTATATTTTTCTAACAAATGAGTTGTATCTGCTAAATAAAAATTTATATTATTTATATTTTTAATTTTTTCTAACAAATGAGCTATATTTTTTTCTATAATCTTAATTAATCGAAACTGTAAATTAGGCATTTTTAAAGTTTTTTTTAAATCCAATAGTTTTTCTTGATATTCAACCAGTTTTTCTGATTCTTCTTTAAATGTTTGTTTAATTTTTACATCTATAGATAATATATCTATCTGAGACATATTTCTATTATTTATTGTACCTTTTAAGTATTCATTAAATAATGTTTTATATAGATAAAATAAACATTCATAATACTTAAGAATTTACTATCATTGTAAAAACATAATTTACTATGTATTTATATTTTTATTATATTAGTTAGAACTCTAGGATTGAATTTTTAGTTAAAAATCCTAAATTTATGTTATTCAATGCATCTAATACTTCAATTATTAAATATACAAAAAATAGAATATATTTAATAATAAACAAAAAAAAATTTTCTTGTCTAATATAAAACTATGGCTTCCATTTGTACATCAAACGTAACATCTGGATTTATTGATCTTGCTACATTCGATGAACTTGAAAAATATATGTACGGCGGTCCCGACGCAACTGCTTATTTCGTCCGTGAAACAAGAAAAGCTACTTGGTTCACTCAAGTACCTGTTGTTCTTTCCCGTGCTAGCGGAACTCCTGCTTTTGATACCGAATGGTCTGTGAGCATTTCCCGAGCTGGTGATTATTTGTTATCTACTTGGCTTCGTTTAACTACTCCAAAAATTACTCTTAATTATTTGGAAAATGCTGGTTCTGCTACTGGTACCATTTTGCCTACGCAATACGCTGTTCGATGGACTAGAAATTTTATGCACAGTATTATCCGTGAAGCATGTATAACATTTAACGATTTGGTTGCTGCTAGATTTGATTGCTATCATCTAGATTTTTGGTCAGCTTTTACTGTTCCTGCAAGCAAAAGAAATGCTTATAATAATATGATCGGTAATTTTCCAGAAATGACTGATCCTCAAATTCAAGTTTCAGGCCAGACTCTTGCTCCATTTATAGGAGCAACTATAAAACCAGCTACCCTCAATCTTCCTTTGCCGTTCTTTTATGCTCGTGACAGTGGAGTTGCTCTTCCTACAGCGGCGCTTCCGTATAACGATATGCGTCTTAACTTTTCGTTTCGAAGATGGGATGAATTATTGATTGTAGATACATTTACTCGACCTGGTCAATCTGGTACCGACTTCGAGTACAACTCAAGTGCTTGTGCAACTGAAGGAACTGGTCCTAATCAAGTTAACATAACACCTGTTTTAAAAGACGTTCAAGTATGGGCTAACTATGCTATAGTTTCAAACGATGAACGTAAACGAATGGCTTGTGCTCCTCGTGATATTCTAATTGAACAGGTTCAAACTGCTCCTCGTCAGTCATTTCTTCCAGCTAACATGCCAAGATATGATATTAGATTTTCTCATGCTATTAAAGTACTATTTTTCAGTGCTCGTAATAACACGTATAAATGCGGTTGGTCTAATTATACAGCTGGGCAACCACTTTTAGACTGCCTTGCACAAACTGGTGCTAATGCTAATACAAGTCAGCTTGTTTGTGTGATTGACTATTCTTCTCCTTCTATGGTTGATCCTATTTTACATACTTCTCTTATTTATGAGAACACAAATCGTCTTTCACAAATGGGGTCTGATTATTTTAGTCTTGTTAATCCTTGGTATACTGCACCTGCTATACCTCTAGAAACTGGATATCATCTTTATTCATATTCTCTTGACTTTATTTCGCTAGATCCTATGGGATCTACTAATTACGGTAAACTTACAAATGTAAGTATTGTACCAGAATCTTCTCAAGAAGCTAAAAACTATGGCTTAAGTCCTTTAGCTCCTGCTCTACCAGCAACAGTTGATACGTATAAAGCAGAAGGAATTTTTACAAGTCAAACGTGGGAGTTTATTGTTACAGCTGTTAACAATAACATCGTTCGTATTTCTGGAGGAGCTCTCGGGTTTCCTGTGTTATAAGCAAAATTTTGGAGGTGCTATTGGTTATTTTAAAATATTATTAAATATTTTAAAAACAGTTTACTAAATTATTATAATATATCATGATACATTGTTGTATAAATTGAACTAAAAAGACAAGATATTAATTCTTCTTCATCGTCTAAAGGAAGATTTAGTAACCAATTACGGACATCACTTCGTTTTCTAGCAACAGGCAAAACATCTAATAATATTTCATTCAATTCAAGAGTTTTTACTATAATATCAGGTATTGAACTGATAAATACAGAATGACAACCAGAAATGTAATAATTAATAAAATTTATTTTTGTAGGACTTTTTTTAATATATTTATACCAATGTTCAATAATATTCACAGCAATTTTTTGTTTGTTTTTAATTTCGTTTCTCCACTGTTTGCAAACTGTTGAATAATTACTATGCGGTGCAAATGAAATAATAATAGATTGAATTTCTGACGGAAGATCCATTGTTATTTATACTCTAAACCATCTTTACAATTTCAATTTTATGTTTGACTGTAGCGTGTTTGATTTTGATTAGTTAAGTATCAATACCATTTCTCTTGCATAATCATAAGAGTTTTCATTTATATTTTTAACTTTTAGAAAATTATCTTTCAATGTTGTTATTTTATCATTAATTAAATTCATAGAGTCTTCTATCTGTTGATTATTAGCTATATTATCAAAAAGTTTGCTGTTTTCTTCTATAAACAACGTTTTACTTTTTGTTATTATAGGATCTTTTATAGCATTTTTAAGTTTTAATGCTTTTATATCTTTTTGAATTATTCCATTATCATCTTTATATTTAAAGATAGCTCTTGAAGGATCAGAACATATATATTTTTTTTCCCATCTTCTTGTTTAACTATATAATCTTTAGTAAATTTTGCAACTCCTTTTAATCCTTCGTTCAAGTGTTCAATAGTAAAGTTATTTTCAACACTATTTTTTATGCTATTTTCTCCAAAATCAGCTATAAGTAAATTATTTGTAATTGTATTTGTATTTGTAGTTGTTATAGTAGGTCTAGACGCTATTGTATATAATTTTTCTTCATGTCTTTCTAATTTTTTTTCTAAATTTAGATTATCTACAAGAAGACGTTTGTTTTCAATTTCATACTTGTATAATGTTTGTTTCAAATCACTTAGTTCATCTTTTAATAATATTATTTCTTCTGATAAGTTAATTATTGTTTTATCTTTTTTAAGAGTACATATTTTTTGATGTCTTTTGTAACTATCGTATTCAAAACTTTTATCACAGTATTTACATTTATTTAAAAGTTCTTTAGTCTCTACGTTTAGTTTTTTTTGTATATTTATACAATATTTAGTTTTTTGTTGATGTTTTTGCATTATATATTTATTAGTAAACTCATTTTTACAAAATTCACATTTCATTTGATACTAACTTTTATACTTTTAAATACTATAACTACAATTTATGTAGTTAATAAATTATATATTACTTAGTAAACCTTTATGCCGTTTGACTACAATTAACTACAATCAACATTTTATTGTTTTTTTTAATTTAAGTTGATAATACTTTAATTTCAAAAAAAAGTATGGTTAATTTTTTTTGAAATTTTACGACACAAAATTTGTGTGTTATAAGAATTATTATTTTAAAGATTTTTTTATTTAATTCATTTTGCACTTTCAAATTTTTTATTTTCAACATCTCTAAGAATTCTTCTAAGAAGTTTTCTGTTGTCTGCTTTATCTTCCATTTTAGATAAAACAGATATTTTATATCCTTCTCTTCGTAGGTCTTTTATACGTTGTTTTAATTGGTCAAAATTCATTTCTCTTAATTCTTCTTTAGAGTTTTTATTAACTGGTGTAGTAAAAGAAAAAGAACTCTTTACTTTCTGGTCAGAACTCTTTATACTATAACTATAATATTTATTGTTTAACCATAATTTTTTTAATTGTGGGAATTTTAATTTTAATATATCCTTTTTGGTATGGGTATAAGAATTTAAACCTAATTTTTCTAACTGTGTTAATTTTGATAAGCTATCTCCTAATAGGAGATTATAAGAATTTAAACGTAATTTTTTTAACTGTGTTAATTTTGATAAGCTATCTCCTAAAAAGGAGGTATAAGAATCCATCTCCAATACTTTTAAATGTGTTAATTTTTCTAAACTCGTTCCTAACGGTTCATCACCGTTATTAAAATTCTCTCCAAACTTTAATTTCTCTAATTGTGTTAATTTTTCTAAACTAGTTCCTAACGGTTCATCACCGTTATTAAAGTCGTCACCAAACTTTAATATCTTTAATTGTGTTAATTTTTCTAAAATCGTTCCTAACGGTTGATTAAATTCTTCTCCAAAAGTTAAGCTTTCTAATTGTTTTAATCTTGATAGTTCTAAATATTTATTAAACCCATCTCCGATCGTTAATTTTTTTAATTGTGTTAATGTTGATAAACTAGACAGATCATAATTACCCAAATCTAAGTTTTCTAACTGTTTTAATGTTGATAAAAACGGTTCTAAAGGTTTATTACCGTTTTTAAATTCATCTCCAAATTTTAATGTTTTTAACTTTGTTAATTTTTTTAAACTATCGTTTATATACTGATTAAACCGAAACCCAAATTTTAATGATTTTAACTGTGTTAATTTTGATAAGCTATCCCCTAACGGCTGATCAAAATCATCTCCAAATTTTAAGGTTTCTAACTGTGTTAATGTTGATAAACTATCTCCTAAAGGTTGATTAAACTCCCCTAACAACTCTAATTTTCTTAAATGGTTAGTTTCTTCTTTTTTTAATGGCTTACCATGTAAAACTAAAGGAAGCTCATTACTTCTAATATTTATAATAATTTCTTTTCCATATTCTGATAAACTTTTTACAAAATCATATTCTAAATCTTCTGAACGGTTCCCAGTTGAATATATATATTTTACTTTTTTATATTCCTCCTCCTTTTTCTTATATTCTGATTCATAAGCTATTATAACATATGGTCTGAACTCTTTTTCTACAGGAGATGATTTCTTAATTATAATATCTGGGTTATATATATCTCTTTCTTGTATTTTACTTATTAATGCTTTCTTATTAATGCTAATTAGATATTGTAATTTATCTTCCAAAGATAAGAAAGACATACTTAATAATAAGTTTTCATCTGTAACATTTGTAATAGATACTTTTTTAGGACATTTTGAAAGACAGTCTTTTTTTGTACCATATTCTTTATCATGTAAAGGTGAACGATCGGTGTTATTAATAGGATTACAGTTTGTACTACAAGGAAATTTTATACTTGTATAATAAGTAACTATCGGTTTTAATTTTTCTTTTTGTTCAGGGGTAAATAAGTTTAAATTATTTTTTATATTAATATATAAATTATTAACAACATCATTGGGTAAAGAAGGTAATAATTCATTATAAATAACAGTAATTGAGTCATTTAAAAGTATTTTTTTGATAATTTTATGATATTTGGGATTAATTGAATCAGTTAATTTATCCATTTATTAAATAAAAATATAATTAAATAAAAATATAAGTTGGGTGGATGAAATCTTTTAGTACAACAGACAATATTATTATGCAGCTAATAGTTTTCATTTTTTCAGAAATGTAATTATAATACCATCGTATAATTACATTACTATGCATATGCTGGTTTTTAATTTATTATAATAGAAATTTTAATATATAAAGACAATATTTCTATTATAAATGAGTTCAAGAGGTAAAATTGTTCTAACAAAACATAAAATTTTAAAACAAATATGGCATCCAGAATCAGCTTTAGTGTTTAAGTCAGCAACTGAAAAATTAGTAATTGGTAGATGTGAAAATGATAAACTTATACCATTAGATGATGTATCACTTGATTTATGTAATAAATGGAAATTTAAATATGATAATAGTCTTGTAGATGAAGTTTCTGATGAATCTGAAGAAGACTTAAATCACGATTCTAAAGATAAAAATGATGATGATGAAGAAGATGAAGAAGATGAAGAAGACAACAAGGAAAAGGAAAAGGAAAAGGAAAAGGAAAAGGAAAAGGAAAAGGAAAAGGAAAAGGAGAAGGAGAAGGAGAAGGAGAAGGAGAAAGAGAAAGAGAAGGAGAAGGAGAAGGAGAAGGAGAAAGAGAAAGAGAAAGAGAAAGAGAATACATCAGATGATTTTACTCAATTATTTTGTAATAATATTAATGAATTAATGCATTCTTTCCAAAATGCTTATTCTAGTTATGAAGCAGACCAAAATAAAAAATATGAAGATTTAGTAGAATATAACAATAAAGTTTTAGCTCAATTAGAAGAAACAAAAACAGAGTTAGAAGAAACAAAAACAAAACTTGTAAATGTACGAAAAATTATAGGAAGTTTATAAAATTTCTTAATGAGTTTTAAATAAAATTATTTAAAACTTTAATCTGAATATTCTCTTTGTTTTGTATCTTCTTTACGACTTTGTCTTCTTACAGTAAGTAATCCACTTTCTTTTAATTGACGTGTATGTTCCTTTATTAATTTGTTTTGCTGTTTAACAATTAACTTGACTATTTTTGTTTTTAACTCTGTATGTGCTTTTTGAATCATTTCATCAATTTGTTTTTCAAATTCAGTATCCATTTTCTTATGAAATTTATTTCTTTAAGTTTTGTAAATTTTAATATAAAATTATTATAAATGAATACAAACGATTCTGTTAATAAAAAATCTACTAATTATTTTTTAATAGGAGTTGGTATATTAATATGTATATTGATAATAATAACAATAATTTTTTTTATTATAACTGCAATAAAGTGTAATGATAAGTGTAACACTAATGGAGATTGTTCGTTATTAACAGGTAAGTGCAATTGTAAAAAAGGATACAAAGGAGATAGATGTAAAGACGAGACTAAAGATGAGACTAAAGACAACACTAAAGATGAGACTAAAGATAAGACTAAAGATGAGACTAAAGATAAATGTAGTGACAAATGTAATTATAGTGGTATTTGTAATCAAACCACAGGAGAATGTAAATGCGATGATGGATATTATGGTGTTAGATGTGATAGTTTATGTGATGATGGTAAATTTGGTGAGTATTGCACACTTAGTTGTTTTAATGGTGGAAAATATAATACAACAACTAAAAAATGTGACTGTATTAATGGTTATTTAGGTAAATATTGTGAACATAGTTGTTTTAATGGTGGAAAATATAATACAGAAACTAACAAATGTGACTGTGCTACAAATTATTTTGGTACTTATTGTTCTGTCGTTTGTTTAAATGGTGGAAAATATAATACAACAACTAACAAATGCGACTGTATTAATGGTTATTTTGGTAAAAAATGCGAGGAATCATGTCGTAATGGAAAATACAATGAAATAACCCAAAAGTGTGACTGTACAGCTGGTTATGGAGGCTCTACATGTACAGAAAATAAATGTGCTATACATAATTATTGTAATAAGAGTGGCACGTGTGATATTATAACAGGAAAATGTATATGTAATAAAAATTTTAGTGGTGAATTTTGCGATAAGTTTACACCAAAGGAAGAAGTTTACGTAATTATTAAAGAAGGTGGATTTGGTCTTACTAATAATTGTAGAGAAACGTCGGATATGGAAAATATATACAAAAAATATAATGCAACAAGTGCTAAAAATTGGAATTTAACAAAAGCATATGAAGATGGATCACAAATTTTACTTCCTAGTTATGAGTCGTCAACAAATCCACCTACTGGAGAATTATGGTATTCGTTAATAATGCAACAAGATAATTGTTTAAATATAAAGTATGTAAACCAAAGCTATGATGCGATAAAAAATACTGGAATAGAATTTAATATAAAAAAAGGGGTTGTATCTAGCGAATCATTAACATGGTCATCTAATAAGATTAAAGTTGTTAATATTGATAAACAAAATATATTTGGATTATTATTATATGGTATTAAACCTGCTAAAAATGAAATGAATGTATGGGACAATTTAAATGAACCTCCTCCATTTAAAAACGGATTTTGCATATTAAATTGGTATACAAGTTGCGATGGTAAAACTCCAAATAGATATGCAAAATCC